CACGACCGTGCTGAAAGAGCTCTCGCAATGCCCCAGACAGCACATCTGCTGCATGCACCTCGGGCGCCATGTCTATCTGGCGCGGCCACACGTGAAGGCCCTTATAAATGGACCCCATCTCCAAAGGGGCCATATAGTAGCCTGTCTCAGGGTCCAACCTCATCTTGCGCTTCAAAAAGTCGGCCTCATCCCACGGTGTGAATGGGCGCGTTATGGGGAGCTTGTCAGCACCGGTCATCACCTTCCCCTGCGTCGCAAACCACTCCGATATGGTGATCTGATTGTACCACTCCTCGATCTCTGGCCTCACAGCCACCAGCAAATCATCTCCATAGAACAGGGCACGCACATAGTCAGCAAAACGCCCGTGCAAACCCGGCACCAAGGGTTGCAGGCGCCCACGCAGGCTTCTCTCTATGGCACCCCCACCCAAGGCAGTCCCCACTGGGTGCCACAAAGGCACTACAGGGGTTGTGGGCGGTGCGAGGGCGTAAAAAGATGATCGCTCCCGCAAGCCATTGCAGCCATTGTTGAGAAAGACTGTTAGCCCCTGCCCAGATGGGTTCCCACCGTCAAACATGGTGAGATCTGTCTTGACCAGCGCGTAATGGCGGCTAATCTCTTCCGCAGCCACCCACATCACGTTGATCTGGTAGTCGGTGTACCGGCCCCACTTAATGGCGAGCCGTATAATGATCGACAACCACCCCATCATCTCCTGGTAATGGAGAGAGAAGTCATAGTGCTGCCAATCGCACACCACACCTTGCACCTGGTTGTACTCCCTGATCCACCTGGAGATCCAATCCCAATCCGGCCCGGTGGCGTTGATCCCCACAGCACTCTCCGTCCACGGCTGCAACAGCGCATAAATGCGCATGAGTGGCAAAAAGAGCTGCCGAACGATGAAGGTGAACGCAAACGGCGCGGCCTCAAACACCCGGGCCTTGTCCTTGGTGAGCTTCACTGCCTCATCCTTCTGGCACCACGTGAACACTACGTTCGTCCGCTCAAGGCGAGCCATAACATCCATCTGCTGCTTCACTTCAGCACGCATGGCGGGAGTGAGGCGCATAGCCTCGGGCGCCTCAGGCGTTGGGCACGGCTCCACCAGTGACCGTTTGTTGCCCACCCGCGGAAAACCAGCCGAGGTGCCAAGGTTCATGCGGTTGATGCTGTGGCAGCCCGCGACACCCGACACTGTCTCCACCTCAGTGAGTGGCTCAAAGTGCACATGGATGCCCGAGGCTTCTACCAAGATGTCCAGCTCGTCATACATGTCCTCCACCGCA